AACGGTAAAGGTGTTAGACTGACCCCTGATGAGTATGAAAAGTTTGCACAGATGCCAGGACTATTTAGTATAACAAGGAAGACTGTAGTCCCCTTCAATATAGGGTCACGTAAACAAGTAGGTGAATATCTACAGGAGTTTGGGTGGAAGCCTAAGCAGTTTACGGAGAACGGCAGACCTGTAGTAAATGAAAAGACCCTCTCTGAAATTGAGAACATTCCTCAAGCAGATCTTATTAAAGACTTCTTGATGTATCAAAAACGTGAAGCTCAGATTAAATCTTGGCTGAAGGTTCTTGGTGATGATAATCGTGTACATGGTTTTGTTGTACCTAACGGAACCATTACAGGACGGATGACCCACAGAGACCCTAACATGGCACAGGTTCCTAATCTGGCTTCACCTTATGGTAAGGAGTGTAGAGAGTGTTGGACAGTACCTACCGGATATAAACTGGTAGGTATTGATGCCAGTCAGCTTGAACTTAGAATGCTTGCTCATTATATGAACGATGAGGAGTACACAAATGAAATTATTAACGGAGACATACACACCGCTAATCAAAAACTTGCAGGACTTGAATCAAGAAATCAGGCGAAGACTTTCATCTATGCCCTCTTGTACGGAGCAGGAGATGAGAAGCTTGGGACCGTGGTTGGAGGAAGTGCGAAAGATGGTGCAGGACTTAGACAATCATTCTTCGATAATCTACCATCATTTAGAGATCTTAAGAGAAGAGTATCAACAGCGTCTGAAAAAGGATTCCTTAAAGGTTTAGATGGTCGTAAGATATTTGTTAGGTCTGAGCATTCAGCACTTAACACTCTTCTCCAAGGTGCTGGAGCTATTGTTATGAAGCAGGCTCTAATAATCTTTGAGGAGAGTATTAGTAATTTAAAAGCCAGGATAGTAGCCAATGTTCACGATGAGTGGCAGGTAGAAGTACATGAGGACTTTGCTGACTTGGTTGGTGGCTTAGGTGTTAAAGCAATCATAGGTGCAGGAAAAGTTTTAGATCTTAAATGTCCCCTAGATGGAGAGTATAATATCGGAAACAATTGGGCCGAAACACACTGATCAAGGAGAGAAAATGAAACTAGTAAACATTCAAACAGATGAATCCCCCATCCTTTGTAAAGGTTTGGATAGAAAAACAAGGTATGAGGTTGTTGAAAAAAATCCTCAGAGTAGAGATTATCGTCTAACCATGTTGAGGCAGGCTAAGGCTAGGGCACGTCGTCGTAATATCTTTTTTGATCTTACATTAGACGATATTAAACTTGGTACGCACTGTCCTATTCTAGATGTTAAGTTTGAAGTAGGCCGAGAAAACTGGCAGAACTCTCCTTCTCTTGATAGAATTGATAACAGTAAGGGATATGAACCAGACAATGTTATCGTTGTTTGCATGATGGCTAACTCCATTAAGAATCAAGCCACGCCTGATCAAATCAGAAAGGTTGCAGATTTCTATAATGAAATCAACGGATCTTAGTACACTAATAGATGATATTTATTCTTCCCTATCACCATTAGCAATGGGTGAGGATCTAAATTTATCTGATGATGTCATAGAAGAGTTTGGGGAAAAGATCAAGGACGCTGTTAGGTCTTGGTCTTCTCCTCGTAAACAGACTTCTGGTCTCAGAATGAGCAACATTGGAAAGCCTGCTAGGCAGTTGTGGTATGAGTCTAGAGATGAAAATGTTAGGAGTATCCCTGCATCTGTACAAATTAAATTTTTGTATGGTCATATCCTAGAAGAACTTGTAGTACTTCTGGTAAAGCTCTCTGGACATTCTATAACCGACCAGCAAAAGGAAGTTGTTGTAGATGGTATTGTTGGTCACATTGATTGTAAGATTGATGGAGAAGTCGTAGATATTAAAACAGCAAGTAACTTTGCCTTTAAGAAATTTAAGGAAGGTACGTTACAAGATGACGATCCTTTTGGATACATGGCTCAGTTAGCTGGGTATGAGGCTGCTGAAGGGACTTCTGATGGTGGCTTCTTAGCTATTAACAAAGAGTCAGGAGAGCTTTCTTTGTATAGGCCGGGACCATTTAGTAAGCCTAATATAAAAGCTAGAATTTCTAACATCAGGGACTATTTAAATCTTGACAGTCCTCCTCCCAGATGCTACGCTGACATTCCTGATGGTAAAAGCGGTAACAGGAGAATCTCTACCAACTGCAACTATTGCCCGTATAAGAATGAGTGCTGGTCTGATGCTAATAATGGGAACGGTCTCATAGCTTATAAGTATGCTTCAGGTATTAAATACTTCACAAGAGTTGTTAGAGAACCTAAGGTAGTCAGACTTGAACAATAAAAAATTAAAAGAGATAAACAGGCACACTGAATTTCTTTTTAAAGAGTGGGTCAAGACTTTGCTACCTGAAGAGGAAGCTTTAAAGGTTGACGATGCTGACTATCGTGATCTTGTTCCTGATGAATATCACGCTCTTGTAGAAGGAACTTTAAGACTTTCTCCTAATTCTCCCAGGTGGATCAGAAAGAAATTAAAATCTATTTGTGCGGATAATCCTTCAGTAAATATAAAATCTCTAACATTGGAAGATCTAAATGTCTGAAGATGAAAGCTTTATGACGGTAGATCATTTTATAGTGATGCTTGCTAATAAGATAATGGTGTTAAATACAGAGCTAGACTATGATGATCTTATTATTCTTAAAGAGTTTTTAGATAGGAGGCTGACATCGCTACAAGAAAAACTTCACTAAGGAAATCTAGAAAGAAGCGTCCTAAAAGATTCAATACTAAATATGATTCTATGTGGGAAGCTATTCTACATGAGTCAATATTAAAAGATTGGGATCATCACGTAAATAAAATATCGTATGTTGTAGAGCATACCTACGAACCAGACTTTGTTAGGAAGATTGGTAAGAAAACAATCCTGCTTGAATCTAAAGGAAGATTCTGGGATCATGCTGAGTATTCTAAATACATTTGGGTTAAAAGAAATCTTCCAAAGAATACGGAACTTGTGTTTTTGTTTGCTAATCCTTCTGCACCTATGCCGGGATCTAAAGTTAGGAAAGACGGTACGAAGAGGTCTCATGCTGAGTGGGCAGGGGCTAATGGTTTTAAATGGTATAGTGAAGAATCTATTCCAGAAAAGTGGATAGATTGTTCTGCCAGAGAGACAGAAGATTTCAAGAAACGTAATGACAAAATAAATTTGGAGATGGAATGAGTATTGATAATATAAAGATGACTGAGTGGGATTCATTAAGAAACGACTACGGTAAAGCTCCACTACACTTTGACCACGATATGGTGAACAAGCCTCCCCACTACAACAAAGGTGATATAGAGTGTATTGATGGTATCAAGGCAATGCTCTCCGAAGAAGAGTATATTGGCTACCTTCGCGGAAACTCTCTGAAGTACCGTTGGAGGTATCCCTATAAAAACGGAGTAGAGGATTTAAAGAAGGCTGAGTGGTACGAGAAAAAGTTATTGGAGATTTATAATGAAAAAGAAATTGGATCGTAAGGAGGAACGCCGAGAACGATACAACCGTAAGCAGTTTAAGGGTAAACCTTTAAAAGCTCAGAAAAATTTTAAGCGTTTAAAGACCCGAGAAATTCAAGAATTAGAAGCCCAAGAAGACATGAAGGATGTAGATTAATGGATCAGTACCAGCATTATATTCATAAAAGCAGATACGCACGTTACTTAGATGACGAGAAGCGTAGAGAAACTTGGAAAGAAACTGTAGAAAGATATATTAATTTCTTTAAAGATAGAAATCCTAATCTCTATGAAATTGATTGGGATGAGCTTTATACTTCTATACATAGCCACGATATTATGCCTTCTATGCGTTGCATGATGACCGCAGGGGAGGCTCTTGATAGGGATAATGTAGCAGGATACAATTGCTCTTATCTTCCTATTGATAACCCCCGCTCCTTTGATGAGCTAATGTATATCCTCCTGAATGGTACAGGAGTTGGCTTTAGCGTAGAAAGAGATTACGTTACGCAACTTCCAGTAGTTGCTGACAGCTTCCATACAACAGAATCAACTATTATTGTATCCGATAGTAAGATTGGCTGGGCCTCTGCATTCAGAGAACTTATTAGCCTTCTGTACGCTGGTAAGGTGCCTAAGTGTGATCTAACCAGGGTACGTCCTGCAGGGGCTAGGCTGAAGACTTTTGGTGGTCGTGCTTCAGGACCAGAACCTCTGGCAGACTTGTTTAATTTTACAGTAGACCTATTCAAAGGTGCTGCTGGTAGGAAGCTCACGTCTCTTGAATGCCATGATCTTGTATGTAAGATTGCCGACATTGTTGTAGTAGGAGGGGTGCGTAG